ATTTTCTATCTTGTAATAAAAGATGTCCAAGTTTTATTTGACCATCTAGATCCATTACCTATATTCCCACATGAAAGATCTATCTCCATATTCATCCACCTTACGCCATGTGTCCCCTTCAGAATCTGTAAAACTATCATCATCCAATCCATCATTCAAGAATCCAAATGGTGCCATGTCCTGTTCAATTTGATTTTTTTGCTCCTCATATAATCTTCTACGAACATCTTGATCAGTTAGTTCTTTGAAATAGTCCATCTGGACTAACCATGCATATATGACAAGACACATTGCCAAGTCATCATTACAACCTTCTTCAGCCTCAAATGAATTATGCTTTGAGATGAATGTCGTCAACTCAGAAATAATCTCATAATCATTAAAAATAAGTTTATCTTCTTCTATAAGAGTTTTGAGATTAAGTGATCCAACTTTTTTTACAGTCTTGGACATCTTAACTCCCAATTGAGTTTTCTTACCAGAAAATCCTTGTCCTACAATTTGACCTGCTCTACCTCTCATAGAACACATAAGAAGATTTTGATACTCAAGATCATATTGCAAAATACTCGCAACTTGATCACCAATATCATTAACTTCGCATAAGATATATGCACTATTATAATTTCTTGCTATCTCATAAATGATATTTGGAAACAACATTGGTTTGATATCATTATTTCTATACTTACAAACAATTTCATGTGGGAATTGTGTGATATCAACAACGACAAAAGCAGAGTAATCTTCTCCAACTCCTCTAGCAACGTCAACTGTCATGACATAATCATGATTTTCTTCGGGTGCTTTATATACATCCAGTCCAGCACTTCTTTGAATTGGATTATCATAAATCAAAGTTCTCAATTTACTTGGAGCAATCAAAGTGTTGACTGATCCTAAAAACTCACATTCAAACTCAACTTTAAACTGTGCTTCTGAAGTATTTGAGATTGTTGTTTCTTTCCACTTAGAATCCCTACCAGGAACTTCAGACCAGTGGACATCAGTGGGAATATATTCACTCTTACCTTTCTCTGCATCATGCCACATACGGTAGAAGTGATTCATACCGTGTGGTGTAGATACAATAATTACTTTGGTGTTTTTACCAGAAGTAATAGTAGGATAAACAGATGCAAAGAACGAGTCTGCAACATGGTTTGGAACGAATGCAAATTCGTCGAGGAAGAGGATATTGAACGACATGCCTCGGACAGCACTTGCAGACGTAGAAGCTGCCAATATCTTACTGCCATTCTCTAACTCCAGAGATCCTTTGTTCCATGCAATAATACCCTGCTGCATCCATTTGGGCAAGTTCTCATATGCAGTCTGTAACCTTCCTAAAAGTTCTCTAGCAGTCGCTGCTTTGTTAGCAAGGATGCCAATATTAACAGAGTCATTGAATACCGCATAATGAAGAAGATAAGAAACAACTGTAGTACTTTTGCCAGTTTGACGGGGCATTTTACAGATGTTAAATCTATTCTCATGAAAATTATTAATTAACTTTTCTTGGAAATGATATGGATGAAACTGAGTAAGACCCTCATCCAAAGAAACGATTTTTATATAGTTATTAGCAAAATAGACAGGATCTTCTTTGCATCTCATAAACTCATAGATTTGCTCTTGAGTAAATTCAATTGCAGTATTTGCTTTTTTTAGATTGGGATTACCAAGATATACATTATCAGACATAAATTACTCAGCAATTCCACTTTCTAAGTGATTTGTTAATTCTGCTATCTGGATCTCTTGCGGTTTTAGCAGAAGTTAATTTACTTTTCATTCCTTTCATTCTAGCGCAGAAGGATGCCCTCCTGGGATTTCCAACCTTCTTGCTTGGTGCCTTAAGGTCAGATCCTGGATTTTCCTTTTCATAAGACTTGCGTCCTTTTTCGTTGAGTCCACCTTCTTTATTTTTTCCTGATTTTTTTGTCCATGCTGCACCTTCTGCATGGAGAACCGGTTGCCCTGGTTCATAGTCTGTTACCCTGTAACTTTGCAGTTTTGCGCCAGGATATACTTTATTAATCTGATCTTGAACATCAGATTTTTTTGGAACTGAAATTTGTGGGAAGAACATCTTTAATGAAAAATACTTTCCTCTAAAATTAAAGTATGTGTCAACAAGATTGCCGGTTCTTGCGGGCAATCTTACTGCCTCGGTCATCTTATCAATATCATAAGTATCATAATCAATAGAATTAACTGTTGGTTTGAGAGGTTCTGGTTTTACGATATCTTGAATTACGGCATAAGTCTCTCCATATGCATCTGTAATCTCAACATCTTCTTTCTTGGTTTTCTTAACACAGTTTGGATATCTCTTTCCAAACATAGTCTTCATACCCTTCTTCTCATAACCCTTCCAACATGCTTCACCTATTTCTGTTTCTTCTTTCTTTGTGCTATTACCCCAGTTAGCAGCACCTTTCTTACGGCATTTGACTAGTGCTCCTGACGCATATGCACTTGGCCAAACTTTATAACGTGACTTGACTTTATGATAGCAAGCGTCTTTCTCTCCCGCTGCTTCATCAATATCAATCTCGTCACCGACTTCTACATTATTTTCTGCGAACCATCCACGGTTTACTTCCAAAGCACAGATTACTTCTCTATCCGAAGCAACGGGATTTTCATCAAATGGTTCTAATTGTTTAATACTTTCAATTGTTCCATCCTCTCTAATGAAAGCAATATCAAGAGGAATTTTTGTCTCTCTCATATGGAAAGACTGTTCTGCAACTTCATTAAAAATAAAGAGCATACCACTGTTTATATCCAAACTTTCACGGAACATAAGTCCAAGATTAAAATCTCTAATATTATTTGGGATTTCAATCTGTAAAGGTAGTGTTGTAAATTCTTCAGTCTTCACGTTAATTGCCTTCCCTGATCTATTTGGATTTGGATCTTTTTTATTCTTTCTACGAAACGCTGCTTGCTCTTCATCTTTGGAGAGATTGCGTTTCATTTTACTGGAACCACATTTTGGTTTTGTGGTTTGTCCTGGTTGCTTGGCGCAAGGTTTTCCAGCGTATTTCCCACCCAGTTGAACCCAACCAGGCTTGCCATCACTAGACTTACTCTTGCCAAACCAGTCACGCAGAGAAGAATCACCACTTTTCGATTCACTTACTCCTCCACCATTACCATTTCCATTGGAACCATTACCATTACCATTACCGTTCTTTTTAGTTTCGGTATTGTCATCTACGGAATGACCATTCTCCTTACGAAGCCTTCCAGAAGGTCCCACAACCTTAAATCCTTTAGGGATCGGTTTACACTTTTTATCAGTGTAACAGTAGTATTGTCCTGCAGGACAGCGACCGTTCTTTTTCATTCAAAAGAGTAATTACTCATTATTATTTATCATCCATCAAGTGCCACAGTAAGACCAAGAGACATTCCTGGTAGTGCTATCCAAGAAGAACCATTGTAAAACTCCAATTTAGTTGAAGTGGTATTGTATATTACCGACCCAGCATCAAAAGACCCAGCATCTCTTTGTGTGGTTGTAAAGGTGGGGATGTTCATACGAGCATCAGTGCCACTAGAAACCATATTTGCAATTTGTCTAGTCTTGCTCATGAGATGTTTTTAACTATTTAGAAATTAATATCCATTTCAAAAATTTTATCAGATCCTGCTCCTAAGAAATGGAGTTTGTATCCATCGGGTGTATTAACAACACGAACCTCTTGTGGATCTGCTTCAAATGATGATGTATCTATTGCTGCTACAAATGTCAATGTGCTAGTAACATCATAGGCAACTGAGAGTGTGTAGTGTCCAATTGTATCAGTAGAATTTCCACAAGTAAATATACCTTTTCCATCAGGAGTAAAGTCAAAACCTTTTAATGCTGGGTCTGATGTAGTAAGAGATGATGATACTCCATCATAAACCATTGCGGTTGAACCTCTACCTAAAACATATGGTGCGGCAAGACTCCATTGATATATCTTATCATCACTTCCATCCAAAACATAACACTTTGTTCCATCAGAATTAAACCTAAATGATACTGGATAGTTGCTGCCACGAGTTGTCAAATCTATACAACCATCAGCAAAACTTGATAATTCGTATGCAGTCGTTAACGGAAACGACACTGCCTTATCATACGCGGAAGAATATACATCTAGAACTGTGAATGTAGTTCCATCACCATTAAATCTACAACCGCTCGGAGCAGCAATGTAATTTGTTAAATAAGTGGTTCCACTTGGATTGCCAGCCCACATGATTGTTGATAAATCAAGTGTTTCGTAGTTTGAAATTGTTGATGAATCAAATCCTGTGCTTAGGTTATATGCTTTGACCGTATCTGTATCATAATCAAC